TGATCTGGGATTGGAAGCTTGTCCCGCACACGACAGAGCAGCACTGGCCTTTCACGTACTGGTTGCCAGCGTCTACTCGATTCCTGCCGACGGAGGTAGATCCTGCTCAACCGACCTAGGACCCAGCCACCGCCCTCAGGATCCGCTGCTGCAGCTTCACCCCCAGCGGGAACGGCGTGATCCCCGGTGCCTGCACCGTGCCCCTCACCGCATCAGTCCATGGCCTGGCCGGGAGAATGGTGCCATTGCGCAGCCGGGCACCCTCATGCACGGCAGTAGCGTACTGGGCGCTCCAGCGGGCTTCCATCGAATAGGCGTCAGGGAAGGTGTAGGTGCCGCTTTGCCGCAGGGTGCCGATGTCCACGATGTTGCGCGGGCTCCCGACCGTGCCCACGCGGCGCTGCGTTTCCCTTGGCCAGTTCCAGGCCGAGGGGTTAAACGATGCCTGGTACCGCCCGAACAGCTCGGCAAAGGTGTTGCGGGTGATCTCCTGCAGCTTCCCGTTCAGCTCCCCCGGACCGGGGCCTGTAACGGTGGTTTCGACGCGGATGCTCATGGTTCAGATCGCAGTGGACATGGCCGCCCGGAACTTGTCCCCCAGGGCCTCGCGTAGCTCGCTGCCGATACCGCCCACCCCGAAGGGCTGGCTCAGCTCCAGGATCCTCAGTTGCCCCTGCTCGGCACCATCGGCCAGGGTGGGCAGCACGGTGAGGTTCGTGAGCACCGCTTCCCCCGTGGCCCCCGGCAGCATCCCAGCGGGCCTGTAGCCCGTCTCATCCCAGCTCAGCGAAGCACCAGCCACCAGCCAGCTTGCGGAGCCCAGCAGCGCCCAGCGGGTGATGTAGCCCTCCAAGATCAGCGACCCTGCCTTTACCCCCGGTAGATCCTGCTCACTGCGGCCCTGGCTCTTAGCGAACGCCTCGACCACCACCGCAGGGCCAGCAGCAGGCACCCCCGCACGGAAGCTGGTGATCACCCCCGGCGGCTGCCAGAGCATCCGCAGGTTGGCGTAGGGGGCGAAGTCGGTGGCCATCAGCTACGAATCAGGGTTGCCATGCCGCTTCCGGCGCCGCTGACCGGCTCGATCCCCAGGGTCTGAAAGATCCGCCCTTTTAAGGTGACCAAACGTCCGCCGAGCACGGCGCCGGCCGTCCCACCAGCGCCGCCCGATTCGTACTTCACCCGCAGCAGGCTGGTGTCCCACTCCAACACATCGGCCTTTTTCTTCAGGTCGTCGCGGCTGAGGGTCTTGCCAGGGGTTGGGCCTTCGTAGCTCGCTGCATTGTTGAGGTGCGCCTTGCCGCTCTCCACCTGATCCGCGTAGTCCGCCTCCAGGTTCTCGATCTCGTCGATCCATCGTTGCACCTGGGTAACGGTAGCAGTGGAGGTGATCGCCACCCGGTTGAGAATCGAGGTCAGTTCGGTCAGGTTCGTTACCGACAGGGGCCAGCCTGCATAGCCACGGATCAGCTCACGATCATCCCGTGGGGTGATCCGCCACAAACTGTTGAGGATGGGGATAGCCATGGCGCCGCACGATCTGGCTCAGGTTTCCGGGAAAGCTCAGCTAGTGATCGGGTTCCCCGTGTACAACGACAAGGCAGGCAAGGGCATGGCAATGGGCAAAGGTGCCAAGGGCACTGCCAAGGGTCAGAAGCCCGCGATGGCAAAGAAGGGCAAGCCAGCCAAGGGCGGCGGCATGAAGGCCAAGTGATCAGCCCTGGGCTAGCCAGCTCCTGATCTGCTCCTCCCTTGCGGCGCTGTGGAACGGCTGCGCGTGATACCAGGCCCACACATCGCAGTGGTTCTTTGACACGTTGCACTCTGCGCAGGCCGGGACAAGGTTGCCCCTAACGGTCATCCCGCCGTTCGCCTTGGCGATCACGTGGTCGAGCGTTACCTTCTCGGGCTCGCACCCGCAGTAGGCGCAGGCACCGTCCCAGGCGTTGATGATCTCGCGCCTGAAGCTGTTTTTGGTGACACGTTTGGAAACAAGCTCTGATCCTTCAATCCGATAGGACAAAGTGTTACTCGGTGAAGACCGGGAATGAACCAACGAAACCCAGATGGCTGTGCAGGAACCGCATCCCCTGCTGCGGTCGCTCGGGGCGGTAGCCCTGCCGGTGGCCATAAGGAGCGCAACCAGGAAGGCTGCCGTTGCCGGTGGTCCTACCAAAGCTGAGGGTGTGGAAGTGACCGTGGAAGGTGTTATCGGCTGGGATGCTCTGGTCTAGGTTCTTCACATGCTTGTCCACGTTCCAGAGTGGGCCAGCGGCGCCACCGTTGTATTTTACCGAATCGCCATGAAAGAACCTGATCCGCTTGTCATATAGATCTAGGTAAAGGCAGTCGGCATCAGCGATCTGCCACACTAGGCGCGGCTGGTCCCTGTAGTGGCGCCTAAGGTTGTGATACATCAAATGGGCAAAGCTGTTCTCCGTAGCGTTGCTCTGCTGCTTCTTGGTGGTCCGGTCATGGTTGCCCACGTTGCAGGGCACCATGATCCGCTCTAGATCGGAATGAGCCAGCAGGTAATCAAAGCCTCGCACCAGGGCTAACTGACACCGCACGATCTGCTGCGTGGTGGTGAGGGTTTGATTCTGCACGGCGTCGTTGTGCAGCTCCCCCTCGATCATGTCGCCGCCGAGCCAGACCACACCCTCACGGATGGTCATGGTATTGCGCTGGCCGTTGATGATCTTGAGGGCATTGCGAAACACCGCATCGAGCCGATCATCAAAGATGTCAGGGTTGAACTCGTTGAGTTCATTCACCGCTGATGGCTTCACAACCAGGCCGCAGTGGATGTCGCTGATCATCAGGATCGGCACCGCTTCCTCCTTCTCGGGATCCTCCGGCACGGTGATCGTGCCCTGATCGAAAATATCTCGAATCTCCAGGGCCGTGGTCAGCGCATCCTGCACCCTTTCCAGCTTGGCCAGGGCCCGCTCTGCTGCAGCCTTGGCGTCCCTTGTTTCCGCCCTGAGCCTGCGGGCATCGAGTTGAAGCGCCAGCAGTTCATCGGACGTGTCCGACCGTTTGCCTTTCGGGCACATCCCCGGAGCGCAGAATGGTCGCCGCTGGCCACCATCCTCCTGCCATTCAATGGCGCTTTCTTCAATCCATGCCCTGCAGGTGCTGTGGCGGCGGCATTGGAATGTACGCTCAGCCATGGTTCAGGCCAGCCTCTGCAGCCACACCCGAGCGCCAGTGCCGATAGACCGCTCCAGCATGGAGCAGACCTTGTCCCCGGTCTTGGCTGGCAGGTTAAGGGCCACATCACGAAGCACTTGGCGGGTGGCCTCCTCATCCCTGGCGCCGACCGTGGCGTGGAGGGTGAGGAACGCCCTGAGGTCGGGGGGCATGGCTCGGCGTTTCGTTTCCCTAGCTTGCCGTGCTGGCTTAGGAAACCGCAATGGCTTAGGATGGGCGGGCCGGAGGGCTCCCTGTTCTGCGCAGGGCCCGTTGCACCTCCGGCACCCCCTTCACCACTAGAGGAACCGTGACCAAATTCCTGATCGCCTCAGTGCTAGCTCTGACCTTGGCTGGCTGCACAAGTCCCGACCGCTCCCAGCAGGTGCTAGTTGATGCTGGCTACTCCGACGTGCGAACAAGCGGCTATTCGTGGCTTGGTTGTGGCAAGGGTGACATTTATGCCACTAATTTTGAGGCAGTAGGGCCAACGGGCAGGCCAGTAAAAGGAACAGTTTGCATCGGGTTTTTCAAGGGTGCCACAATACGCTTCAACTGAATTACGCCTTTTACCCCCTTCACCACCACCAACCAACCGACCATGCCTGAACCCACTTTCGCGCCGCCCTGCAGCAGCTAGCCGATGCTGTTGACGGGTGGGGGATGGAGACCACAGCAGATGACCCGCTGGCCATCGCCATGGATCACGCCCGCAAGGTGCTGAAGACCGCCGAGGAAGGCGAGCGGCTGTCATCCGGGAAGCTGGTCAGCGAGCGGCTAGACGAGCTTCTCGCCGAGGTTGAGCAAAGAGATCTTGAGCCTGCTGAAGTCATCCTAGGCAGCCGTGCGTTTCAGCTTTACTGCAAAGAGAGGCGCGTATATGTAGGTCGATCGACACAGTTGCGAGGTGGCTACAATGGCCTTTCGGTAACCAGAAGCGACTCAGAAGCCGCTGAGTATGTTGCTATTGAATGCGGCTGACGACACCACGCGACCAACCCACTTGCCACCACCAACAATGAACGACCGCACCACACCATCAGATCCCTGGGGCCACGGGTTTGATGTAAACCGGCTTGCCGACCGACTGGACGAGTTGGCCGACTATGTGACGCAGGGCGCTGATTGCGTCCGCCGCAACTTCGTGATGCAGGTTCCTGCTGAGCCATACCACGATGCTGATCTGGTGATTAGCACTGCTGCCCGCCTACTGAGGGATGGGCTGGTTACCCCGCCGTCTCCTGCCCAGCCTCCCGCACAGCCAGTAAACCTAGCCGAGCTGCACGACCCCGACTTCTCCGGCGGCCTGACACCAAGCCAGCACCTAGACGTGCTGCGCGGTGGGCCGGATCCTCGGGCTGCTGCCACGGCCTCGGCTGGACCTCTCGAACCCGACGTAGACCACATCCTGCGATTAGCCGAGATCATCAGGGACGTGGATGGCAAGCACGACCTAGGCGCTGCAGCCCTGGCTGAGGCGATCCTGGCGCATCCTGGGTTCAGCGGCTGCCACGATGGCCCTGCGGCCCTGCCAGCGCAGGGGGAAGTGGGCAGCACCTGGCAGCCGATTGAAACGGCGCCTAGGGATGGGACGTGGGTGCTGCTTGCCGGCGGCGAATGCGAGTTTAACGAAGAAAGCGACAACAAGGGGCGTGCTGTGACTGCACGCTGGACCACCGAGTTCAGCTGTCGCGATACAAGCGGACGCTGGCAGTTCGCTTACTACGATTCAGGGGTCTATGGAGAGTATGAGAATCCAACCCATTGGCAACCCCGCCCACCCAACCCACATGCTTGACGCCAACACCCCCGCCTTTCAGCAGCAGTACCCCAACGGCGCCACTGTCTACGACCGCCTGGGACGCCAGTTGCGTGGCGTGGTGGCCTGCAACCCTGAAACTGGGGAGGTGATCAGCGTAGTAGGGATGGACGGCTCTCTTGCTTCAAATACTGAGGGATTACTTCCAATCGCAGTGGGGGAAGTACGGAAACGTCGCCGGTTTCATCCTGCTCCGCTGACGATTGAGCCCCGCCAGTGGCTCCACATCGGGTTTGACAACCACTGAGCCCCGCTTTGTCAACCACATTGTCAACCAGCGCCATGGACACCCCGGCATTCCCTGCCACTACTGAAATTTCACTGTTTGCCGGGCCGTTTGACGGTGAAACGGTAAGCATCTGCGGTCGTCCCTACGAGTTTTGGATGCCGATTGATCTTCCATTACCATTTGGAATCGACCCCTTGTATGAACGCGAGCCTCGGTGGGTGGCAATCTACACAAGGGTAACGGACAAAAATCAGTATCAATACCTGGAAACACGCCGAGATTGATCCCGCTTCAGATCACCTCCTAGCCGCCGCCCTCCTAGCCGCCGCCCTCCTAGCCGCCAGCTCTCCTATCGCCTCGCTGAACGTCCGCCCACCTGCCGGAGCATCCAACGGCGCCGATGGCTGCAGGCTGCGCGTGCGATCAGGGAATAGGTATCGCTCGCTGGCTGTTGGTGCGGTTAGGGCACGCTGCAGCAGCCCCCTAGCCCGTTCCTCGCTGATCCCCTCCGCTTTGGCCAGGGTCCTGACCCCTGCCGCCTGCTCCTCCCGCCAGAACTCGTTATCGAGCATGGCGTCCCGGATCACCGGATCCTTCTCCTCCACCTCATCGGCTGGCAGGGGAACCGGTGTGCAGCGGCATTGCGGGTGTGCAGGGATCACCACCTGATCGGCCGGGAATATCTGGCCATGGCGGCTGAGGCACCACCGACAGGCCCGCTCATCGGTGGCCGCAACCCAGCGGATGTAGGCGAAGCCTTGCTTCAGGTTGTGGTCAATGGCGCCCTTCACATAGGCATTGGCAAGCTCAGATCGAGCGATCACCTCAGCACGCTGCCGGAGCCCCATTCGGGCCGTCTTGCCCGTGGGGTCGGTTGTGCCCTCCAGTGCCCCAACGATCTGCCTCTCCACCCGCTTGGATCCCCAGCCACGGGCCACCCCCTCGCTGACGATCTGGGCAATCTGATCACGGAACCGGGCGGCTTCGCCTTCCATGAAGGCGGTGGCGGCTTGCGTGGCAGCACGGACCGCCAGCGGGTTGGCACCGGCGAACTGGGCACTGGCGCCGGTCACGATCCCCTGCAGCGCCGCAGCCGCCTCACCACCAACGGATAAGGCCTCGACTAGATCGGTGGTGAATGAACGCTGCCAGGCTGCGATCTCCTCTGGCGGCAGGAACTGCTGAGCGTCGCGGAGGATCGCCCGGTACTTTGCGGTGGCTTCGGCGGAGCTGTATGCACCGGGGGCACGGATCGGGTTCCCCTCGGGGTCCAGCGCCTCGGGGCCCACGGCGTTCAGGTAGGCGCTGTAGTGCCGCTTCAGGTCGCCCAGAACCCGATCCAGGGCGGTGCGGAGCATGGCGGTGGTGTTCTCCACCATCCGCCCTTCCAGCTCATCGAGGATGGCGGCGTAGCTGTCTACGCTGCTGATAATGCGGTCGCCCTGGGCCATTGGTTACGGCCGTGGGAAGTACAGCAAAAGGGCGATACCGGCCACAATCATTCCACCCGATA